CTCTATTCCTAGGGTATTAGCCCTCGCTGTGAAGCAGGCAGGTAGGCGGTGCCCAATAGTAATGCACCGGCCTAACCGGAGCGTCAACGGCTGGATGTTGTCGCTGAGATTACAAGACTTACCGAGAGTAGTTCATGCATACAACCGGGCAGTTGAGCAGGAGATTGAAAAAGGTGGTGCGGTTTCTGCGGCGGACGTATCCGCTGCCGATGCCAGTGACAATCAGGGTACACAAAGAAATAAAAGAGTTGTGCGGGTGTGTGCTAATAGAAGAAAACCTAAGTCGAGCATTGATTCGTCTTGCCGAGGACGATGAGCAGATCATGTGCGAGACATTGATGGAGGAGTGGTCGCACATCATCAGGCATTTGGTTCATGTTCCAATAGAGAAAGAACATGACATGATTTTCTGGGCTATCTATGGAGATGTGATTATGAAGTACAGAGGAGGGGAGTAGATGGTAGATAACGTGAATCATCCACAGCACTACATGTGGCTGAATGGAGTAGAGGTGATTGATATTGTTGAACCACTGGCTGATGAAAGCGGGTGGAACGTAGCGTGTGCAGTGAAGTATTTGCTTCGCTGTGATCACAAGGGCAGTGCCATAGAGGATATGGAGAAAGCGGTCTGGTACATAACACGAGAAATTCAACGGAGGAAATCTCAAGGTGGATCGACTAGAAAAAGTAATCGACGAGCAGATAGTAAGCCTCTCGCCAAGTGAGATTGCTGGTACATGGCGAGCCCTGTGCGGAATGATGCTTGTTCATTCAGCCTCTGCCTTCAGGAAGAAAGCGAGGCACCGCAAAGAGGAAGTCATCGCCTCCTCCTCGGCTAAGAAGTGGGTGGGTGGTGACCATGGATTGATCTCATTTTCTGAGTGCTGCGATGCCCTCGACCTGGATACCAAGAGGGCAAAAAAAGCCATGAGGGAATTTGCTGATCATGAAAGATCCAAGCCCATAACCAGGGTAGTCTTCGGAGTAAAAGTTAAAGATGTCTGAGTTCACCGATAAGATTTCTGTTTACATTGAGCAGGCTAAGGTCCGGGCGGCGGATGGTTTGAGTGTTGCCGACCTCACCACTCTTACCGTTGACGCACTACGACTAGCCATCAGCCTCCTTGATCACATGGATATGGAGGGCACGAACAAAAAGGAAGAGGCTGTTCGTGTGGTCGGCTACTTCTTCGACATGTTCAGCGATTCATGTGTGCCTGTAGTTGCGAGACCGCTGTGGTGGCTAGTGAAGCCTGCCATCCGGGCACTCGTAGTGTCTTGTGCAAGCGGTTTAGTTGAAGCGTTGCTGCCCGTAGTCAGGAGTTGACCGTGTTAGTTTGGATATTAGTTGGTGCTGCCGCCGTTGCTTTGTTCTGGCCAGCCAAGAAAGGCATCGAGTTCTTACCTCATGTCCCATCAGATGGAACAACTCCAGGCACAGGACCCAAGGCTGCAGGATATATACAGTCTGTTGCTGCGTTGCAAACAGTTCGCGAAAGATTAATAGCAACCGATCAACTGGATGAGGAGCAGCAGGAATCAATCAATGCTCTGACCCTAGCACTGATGGCGGGGAGTGACCAATGAGATTGCGAGTCGCTGTGGTTGTAGTGTTGCTGGCCTTGGCATACTTAATGTCTTCGGGTGAGGGCGTGCCTCTACCCCAGCCAGCACCAGGGCCACCACTTGCGATGGATCTCCGTGGTGCTTTCAGTGGGCCAGACGCAGGTACAGATGCAACACTTGTTGCAGCAATGGCGGATGAGATTGCCTATGCCATTCTCTTTGATGGTCGCTTAGAAAAACCTGCGATGACCACGGCCACGCAGTTCGACACGTTACGCACAAGGACCCGAGAGTTTCTGTGCCAGGGTGAATCTATTGGTGACAGAAACCCTCGGGCTCGTCAGATCATTGGCGACTACCTGGACAAACAACTCGGCAACAATGGCGGGCCAGTGACTGACTCGCAGCGGCAGGCTTGGGTGACTGCCTACGAAGAGGTCGCGAGGGCTAGCCGTGCGGCAACAAACTAGAGATACCGCTGCGTTACTCGCAGCAGTTGTGCTTGCCTTAATCATCGCAATGTTTGCGAGACCCAGTGAGAGATATACGTTTGGGTATGACCCTGACCCCGAGGGTGCCAGGGCTTTTGCTGCTACGCTTGCCAAACCCACGTTTGCACTGGCTGCACCTGATGCCATGGAGTTTACTGAAGACAAGGATGTGTATCTTTGGCGAGCCATGGACATAGCACACCGTGATCAATACGGAATACCATTCACGCCATCGAATCAAAAGAACATAGGCTCGTGTGTTGCACATGCATTGGCCCACTGTTTCTATGCCAGTGAGTCAGTGAGTTATGTAATGGGTGAGCGTGACGAACCACCACTGCTCGCACACCAGGGTGCCTGCTACGGTGGATCACGGGTGGAGGCTAGAGGCAAGGATGGTAGTGGCCGCAGCCCAGTGGGTGGCTATTCAGATGGCAGCACTGGTTATCACGCAGCGAAATGGGCAAGGGATTGGGGTGTTGTCTACAAGAAAGAATACCCAAGCCGAGACTGCACGGTCAGTAACCCAACGATTGAAAAAGAGATGGGAGCGTGGGGTTGTGGTGGCAAGGGTGACATGGGTCGGCTGGATGCTGAAGCCAAGAAGACACCGTGTGCATACATAGCCAAGGTCACCACCTGGAATGAATTGAAGGCAGCGATTGCGTCAGGCCATCCTGTGTTGCTGGCTTCGAGCCAAGGATTTTCAAAGGCACCACTTGATTCACAGTCCTTTGCGTCACCGAGCGGGCGTTGGTCTCACGCCATGATGTGCTGTGCCATAAGGTTCGACCGAGAGGGTGCGGCCATCATGAATAGTTGGGGCCAGTACATCAAGTACTCAGCACCCCGTGTGCCAGCGGACCTACCAGATGGAACCTTCTGGGCTGACAGGAAAGTGGTGGAGGGCATGCTGAGATCAGGTGATTGTTGGGCCATCAGTGAAGTGGCGTTCAACTACAGGCCCATAAATAATACAGATTGGCTAGGTGCGAAATGACAAAGAAACATTTGGTGATAGCACTACTGTTAGCGTTTGCTATAGGGAACTCTATAGGTAGCAGCAGTCGCTGGTTTCCAAGCGACAACCGCATAGTCAACAGGCCGTTTGCAAAATGGCTAGGGGCAGCGGCTAGGCTTGGTTTAAAATTCCTGGTGTTCGCCGAGCCTGCACCCGAGGGCTCGTACAACCGGCATGCACCAGACGAGAATTATGTTGACCACGCACGGAGTCTCTAATGAATTCCATAATCGAGTGGCTGATATATTTTCTTACCATGCTATCTGTTCAGCCTGAACAGGTGCCTTTGGCCGAGGCCCGTGCAGCAGGTGCCGTGTGTGTCGCTTACTCCAGCCTGCAAAAGGAATCCATCGCGGACGAGGAAGAGTTGGTTCATCCTCCATTCGTGATTGATCTGATACCAGAGCCAGAGCCGGAACCTCCATCAGTAATAGCACCGAAAGATTGTCCCGATGGGAACTGTACTGTTCCCAGCACCAGGGTGTATCGACGGTGGAGGTAAAGTGGGGCGCAGACTTAATCGTCGGCAGCAGAAACTTGCGGAGGATGGCATGGCTTTTATTAAGCCGTCCATCGCCGTGTTCTGGAAACGCAACCCGGACCTACGTGAGTCCATTCAACGAGTAGACATGGAGTCAGTTGCACAACTGGCTGTATGCATGGCTTCTTTTACATACAAGCCTGAGAAGAGCAAGCCAACCACATACTACGGCTCGGCTATACGCCACGCTCTATACCGTGCCGTCCTAAACCAGCAGCGTCAAGACGGTAGGTACATTCCAACCGAGGTCATACTAGATCCGCAGCCCAATCACCATAGAACACGGCAGGAGATGAAGGCGATGCGGGCGTTGCGAGCCCTGTCTATATCCGATAGGGCTCTGCTTGAGGACCGGCTGATTGAGCAGGTAACACTGGAGCAACTAGGTTGTGAGCAGCGGTGTGACCCAAGGACCGTAAGCAAACGAGTGAGGAAAGCAATTGATAAACTCAAACAGATTGCAT